GACTCGAAGGGATAGTTGGCGTAGTGATATCCGGTACTGCGATGTTTGCCAGCATGGGTCGGTTTTCGTTAAAGTCAGGTGCATCCGGCAACGACAATGCCGCCACGTCGCCCAGTTCTGGACGATCCGGTGCTGTCGGAAAAGTCGGTGTCAAACACTGTATGCTGTCCGTTACATCCGGGAGTGTAACGGTGCTGGTTATCTGTGTATTGCAAGTCATCTACGTCCCCTGAATCCCTGTTGTAGTTCTGCACCTTCCTAAATGTGGTCCACGGCCTGACGTATCTATTGCGATTCCCTCAACCGACTGAGAATTTGTCGTGTTGTAAGAAGTCGAACCGACACTCGAATTTATATGTGTGCAGGATTCCGTATCCGACTCGTTGTGTGATTCGGAAGTCGATGTTGAAGTACTTGTAGAATCATTGTACGATTGGTTAAAGGTTTCTACTGAAATCTCCGCCGCCTCTCGCATTGCAGTAGCTTGAAGTGATGCTCTCTGACGTGTCGCGTTTAACGCCGCAGCCGCGATTGCAATACGGTCAGCCGCGTCTGCGTGAGCCTCGCCTACACGACGGTTCGCCCACTGAGACTTCAGGTTTGCCCCCTCGCTGTCCATTCGGGCCGCTTCCGTTTTCAGTACGGACGATACGTTTGCCTTATACAAATTCGCCAGTTCTCCCTGAATCCCGCTAACAGCCTCGATTCTACTCCTTTCAGCATCTACTTGTGCTTTGAATGCGTTGTTCTGCTGCTTGTACACTTCTAACGGCGCTTTCTGATTCGCATTAAACTCAGCTAATTGTGTCGCCACCTGTGCGTCCACCAGCTTTTTATACACCTGGGCCTTATTCTTGTGCGCATCTGCCTTAGCCGCAAATACAGTAAATGCCTGTGTCTCCGCTTTTATCTGTTCAACAAAGCCATCCACTTTTGATTTTTCGCCTAATAAAGCGTACTTGGCTCCATCTACTTGTGATTTGAATTTCTCTACGTTGTTCAGATCGGTCAGCACTTTAGTACGTGCCGCTTCAACCGTACTTTTGTAGATATCCACTTTAGCTTTTACACCCTCGATCTGTGCCACGTACAGATTGACAGCCGATTCATCCAGTTCAGCCACCAGCTTTCTTGCTTCCAATTGTGCTTTAAACACTTCCAGTTTTGCCAACTGCGCTTTCAGCTTGTCACGAAATATGTCTGCCAGCGTTGAGAATACCTGTACATCCACCCGCGCCAGACCTAGTTGCGCGTTAAACAATGCCACCTTGGAATCCACCGCAATCTTGGCGGCATCCAGTATGCGCTGCTGCATCTTGTTATGATCGTCAAACACCATCACCTGCTGTTGTATGCCTGATACCATACCGAGCAACATGTTCTGCTGTTCAAGTCTGACCTGCTCTAACATTAACTCCCGCGATTTCTCCGATACGGTATCCAGCCCCGCCTCAAATTCATCTGCAAGCTGTCTAAGCTGCGCACCATTGGGCAGCATGTGTCCTCGACTACCGGATACCTCGAACGCGGCTGTAACCGCATCTTGATCCTGACGTGCCGGCGTATCCCGCACTCTGTCCGATATCAGTGCTTCAACATCTTCAGGCAGTGCGGTTGCCATACCAAGAATAAACTGTGATTGCTTCAAAGCCAGATTAGTCAGTAGCTGGCTGGCATAAGCCTGATCGCTCCAGGTGAAAGTCTCGCTGTTCGGTATAATCGGCGCAGTACGAAATACCTCGTCAAATACCGGCAAATTCACTACCGGTTCATCGGGAATGTCCAGACTGAGCAATGTCGGTACTTCAGGTAATGTAAGTGTCGGCGCAACCGGATGTTCAACCAACGACAAATCAGGTGCTTGCGGCACATCCCCTGCAAGCGGATTCGGAAAAGTAATGGATGCTAGTAGCGGTGGTGTTGCGTCAAACTCGGGGGCCGAACCGATGGTAAGACTTGCGATGGGTCGCGTTGTCACATTCCCGGTAAAGGTCGAAAACTCGAAAGCCCCCGCCGCCTCAACCGCATCCGATACGGCTGTAATAAGTACTTCTGATCCTAAGCAAGCCATTAATATACCTCCATCACGCGAGTATTATCATCAATCTGAAACTCTGCAGAGAAGTAGCCACCCGGACCACCCGCCGCCGTCCACTCACCCTCTGTTGATTCCGCCGATGTACCGTTGACATTCCATGTGGTACTAAGCTGCCCATCGCCATAATCATCGCCATTGGATGCCGTCGCAATGGATGTACCTCTCATGTACAGAATCATTGGATTTGCCAACGGATTAAGTGGTGCATCTATCAGGTCTTGTATCCCTTCAGAATAAGGGGGTAAACCTACGCTGATACGCACATCCTTGACGGCCCCATAGCAGCTTTCTTCCTGCCACAAATCAATGCCATTTCCAGGCGACACCCCTGACTTGACGGTTATCGTACTCGAACCTCTAACTGCGCGGTAAATACCCGGCGGGGTTGTATCCCGTCCAAACACGGATTCAATCGCCGGGTCGCCATCAAACACGTTATTCATTGTCAGTGTGGACGGCGGCGGATCGCCGGTGCAACTTTCAGGCGCACCTGCCCCTTTTGCCTTCACCTGATCACCGGAGAATGCCAGTAACCCGATAACCGTCTGCAAAGTATTCCTCTGGAAATGTTGCGTCACGCTCTGTCCCGGTGGGGCTGCAGGTGCCAAATCCACCCGTGGGTGCCATATGGAATCTTCAGGAAATTGTGGTGTTGTCGTGGTCACATCCGGTCTATATATGTCGCCATCCAGACCTGCAGATTCATAGAGCGCCGGCGGTATAAACTGCGAATCCGGCACGTCCGTCTGCTCTGGCGGCATCGTTATGAGAACGCCCTTATCCCACCACCACGGACCATGCCCGTTCGTACCCCGATCTGGAACCGGGGTATGTGTTTCATCATTAATGCTGCCACTCAAGAAAGACTGTAATACGCTCTCTTGCTGAAAATCCTGCGTGGCCCATTCCTGATACCACGCATCGGAACTTCGCAACCGCTTGAACCAACCCCCCGGTAGAATAGATGACAGATAGCCGGTGTACGCCTCCAGCGTCACTTCATACACGGCTACCCTTCGCTCCGTACCTGCACCTACAAAAACATGCATTTCAAACACCGTCGTATGGATATTGACCCTATCAATGAACCACTCGCCAGCCATCATTACCTTAATGTCGTAATTACCTGGACGTGGAAATTGCGACCCTGCGCCACTGCGGTCAGTCACCGGTGTTGTATCCGGGCTGGTCCTGCGGCTGCGTATAATTACATCCCAATAGGCTTCGTCAGAATCATATACATCCGAACTACTTTCCCGGTCGATATACGTGTACTCCCCGCCTTCCTCACCAATAATCGACGGATTGACCCATACCTCCAGGGTCGATTGGTCCCGTATCAGCGTATCCTCATTCTCCGTTATACTTGGCCCGTCAGGGTACAGTTCGGTCGGGGCATTTTCTTCAAGATCGGCGCGATCATCCTTGGCTTCCTGATGGTTGCCAGATATCGTCGTTATATCGACAAACAGGTGTCGATTGGAAATCATTAAATGATCTGCGCCATCGGCATTATTCACATCTGCAGGTTCGTACACCACCAAATGCGGGTAAACCATTCGTACCTCCGCATCGTAACCCCCCCAATCTGGAAATCGTGCATCGCCCCCCGATAGATGGTGAATGCCTACCCACAGAAACGGTATAAAACTGCGCGTCGGTTCTTCTTCATCCTTGCCCGGTAATCCAGGTTCGCCCGGCTCAACCCCTTCCGGCACATCAATGATCGTGCGCGATAACGCACCAAGTGACTGTGATTTGATACTGGTTCCATCTTCAAGCAACCGGGTACGCACCATGTATGGCTGAAGTTCGCCCTCCGCCTGAAATACGTTGATTCCGCTTTGCATGTTCAACGCTGCCATCTGGCGCATGGCAAGCCTGCGGTTTCGCAACTCTTTACTACTTCCACCATTAATCGCCAGTTTTCCCAACACTGGCTCAAACGGCATGTTGTAAACCTCCGGCGGCGGCACACGAAATAATTCCCGATGGCCTTCGTCAAAGTCATCATTCGTCACCAGATTCACCAGATCATCCGCATTGGTGATTTGTTCAGTGTCAAGACCGTCATCTTCCGGTACGGGTCCAAGATCACTAAAGTCATCTTCCATTATGTAACCCGCCGCTTCGTGTCCTCTACATCAAGCGTTATCGCCCGCACCGCATACGATCCGCTGGCACTGTCAAAACCCCATTGCCAATGCCGCCCCACCACACTTAACCCGTACTTTACTTTGGCACCATGCACACCACTCAGTTTTGGTCGCAGCGTATAGGCCCGTTCCGTCTTATTGTCCGTCGCCATCGTCATCGAGATATCCGTACTGGCTTCCAGCACCACATACCCAACCGGAATTTTCTTGATGCTCGTACTGTGCATGTCCGTCAGACCGGATCGCACCGATGTGACAATCGCTGTGCCAGCATCATCAATCCCGGCCAACTCCACGATACCGTTATCTGTTGCCGCCAGATACTTACCGGCAAAATAGGTCATGCTGTTGATGTTCATGCCGGTGTACTCAGTCACCGCATTTACCCGAGTATTTACCGACAACGCCTCAAAAACAGCCGAGACAACCGCAGCCACCCCCGCCGCCTCAATCACCGCAGTCGGTACTGTGATCGCCACACTACCCGTATTGTCCTGCACCAACGAAACAATAACCGTCGTACCAGGGGCGGTTATCTGACCCGATCCCACACGTCCGGTAACACCGACACCCTGTACCACAGGGGCCACCGTAACAGACCCGGAAATAATAGCAGCCTGTTCACCAACCCCATCGACCAGGGGTGCCCGAACCACAATCGACCCGGTTCGAGAACCGGGTAATGGCGTGGACTCAAGCGTACTGGTAACACTGACATTGCCGCCAAATATTGCGCCAACACCGACCCGACCATTCGTCCCGACGGCTGCAACCGATGGTTTGCTTGACGTAATATCGCCATAACTGCCAATACCGCCGGAAATCGTTACCGGCGGTGTCAGTACGTCGGCATTGCCGATAGGTCCATGCAGACCGTTCGCTACAGTCGCAGGTGTTGCAACGGTCGCGTTACCCGCCCCGGAAAAACCAATAGCGCCGGTTACTGTGACTATAACGGACGGTGTTGTAATCCCTGCCGGCTGACCGCCACCACGTACCCCTATGACCGGGGTTATGACCTGACCAATACCCGTCTTTCCTGACTGATTCTGCGCGGATATCGTTGCAGCCGTCGCAGTGATGCTTACCGTTCCGGTACTGCCATTAACACCCGGCGCAAGAACCGTTAGCGACGGCGCAGTAACCTCTCCCGGCCCAAATCGACCGGGATAACCAACCCCTGAAGGAGTCGGTGCTGAAGCGGTAACTGAACCTGTACCAGTAGCCATAGGTTATCTATTAAGTTTCAGGCAAGGTAATATCGAAAGACGATACTGTCTGTGTCGCCGTCGCCACAAAAGAGGTACTGGACATGTTCAATTGCTGACCGGATGTACCGACGGTGCCGTCCATACGAACCTCTTTTTCAACCGAATCCAACGCACCGCTATCCGCTACCGCGCTGGTAAATCTAAACCAGCCTGCCGTACCGGTCGCACCGGCAACACCGGTCCATGTCTGAGCAGCATCTTTTGACAGCACACCAGCGGCTACAGGGCCAAATTCCAGACCATTCACACTGTCCACACCACCAGACATGTTCGTATCTGTCTTGGTAATCGTTGTCACCGTAGACGCTACGACAAGCCCGTTCGCACCTGTTCCGACCCCTAGTTTTGCCGAAATGGTAATAATCGCACCGGACAGTACTTCAGCGGTATATTCCGGGAAAGATTGTCCGTCGTTAATTGCGTCAGCAACGTCATTCGCCGTCTGTGCCAATGATGTATTGAAAGGAACAGCCGCAGGTAAGATACCAACACTGTCTACTGTAATGGTATCAACAGAACCTGAAGCACCCCCTGTCAGTTCAACACTACCTGTCGCCTTAACCTCATTGGTATGCGTACCACTTGTATCTGTAACGGTAACAAGTAACGTACCTGTCGGCGCATTATTCGCACTGGCCGGTTGAGAACCTGAGTAAATTGATATTTTCCCGCCGTTTAAAGCAGACCGATACGAACCTTGCTGCGCTACGTGATTTCTGAATCCTGTACTAAACCTTGCGGTCATAATCTACTCCTATCTACTGTTGAACTACAATGTATTGATGAATATCTGAAGTACTTCTAAAAATAGCGGCACTACTCGTCCCTGTTGTCAGGTCGTAAGTACTTTCTGTAAGATTGACAAGATCGCCATCTGAAAGCCCCGCCATCACACCATCCGACGTGGTGAATACAACTACCGTCTGACCAGCCAATTCGACTCTGCCAAACAACTTAAACCCGTCTGCCACAACAGACGAGCCTTTAACGACACCTGTACTTGACGATCTTATGACCGTCATATCGTTAAACTTGTCACCTTTGAAGTAGCTTACACCCCGATCCGTACCGACATAAAACGCATCGTCTAAAGCCTCTATCATGGTGATACGGCTTCCATCTACCGAAATAAAATCGCGCATATCCACATGCTCAAATCCTTGCGGTGTCGTCACGAAAACATACTCACCTACTGCAATTAAAATCCGACCTTTGTATTTGGCGAGTAGTTGACCTGCAGGTGGTTTTGCGAACCATTGGAGATTAAGCGGCGATGATAACTGACCGCCTGAATGAGTGAACGACTTGTCAGAGACAGGTGCATTGCCTGCGAGAAATAACGCTTCACCGTCACGATTACTGACATACACATTAACCGATTGGATTTCAGCATCCATTGGATCAATCCAATTAACAACAACGGATGAATTGTCGATAACCGGTACTCTTATCAGGTTGTTCGTCCCTGACTCAATACCGTTCGGTCGGACACCTGTAATGGCAACTTGGTAGCTGCCACCCTGCAATAGTCCTGAATTTATGCTTCCTACACCTGATATGATCGGTGCTTCCAAGCCCCAGGACCGGGGTATGCCCGATTCAATGACACCGGTTGCCATACCATCAGTCCAGTAAACAGTGTCATCCACTCGAACATAGCTGACTTCCGATCCGACACCACTTGTTATTGTCGTGGTCGTCATGTCCGGCCATAGCCGTATAAGCTGACCGCCTTCGACAAATAACGCAATATCGCCGTCAGACCATAAGGACGTTTGCGTACCGGCAATTTGAACCGTTTGTCCAAGCCTGGAACGCAACTGGTATTCATCCGTAATATCGACATTCAATCCAACCGTTAAGTCTGCAGGAGACACTTCCCGGTCAGGCACCACCCAACCCCCGTTCAGGCTCTCCGGTCTGGCCTTGTTGTTGATACCCGCGAACCGTCGTATCGTTTTTTCAGGCATTTACCGACTCCAGGTAAAACCATTGCCACCATAACGTATTTGCGCCGGGGCGAATGTTTTACGTTTAAATTCTCTGGTAGCCTCAAGCACTGCCTGCTCGAACGCTAATTTATGATTATCCGCATCGGTCTGATTACCTTCGTCTGCATCAAAGCCACGTTTTGCCCGGTAAGCTGCCCATTCAAGCACATCCAACTGGTAATCTTCAGGTATTTCAGACTCCCGCGACATGGAAAATTCCGAATAGGTAGTCATCGGCAACCGGGCTACTCGCAAGTAGATCGTATTACCTGCTTCATCTGCGGAAGGTTTCGGGTACACGGATAAAGTAACGGCATTCACGCCGCCAAAAACGACTGTTTCATCCGTCCAGAAAGCCACCGGTTTATCGTTAGGCAATTCCCCGCCTAACATCGGATCAAACGTCAGAAATTCGGGTGTAGTCACCCCCTTAACAACGGCATGACCGGTACGCACCAGATCGTTGACTTCCGATTCGTACTTTGCAGAAATAACCGCCAGTACAGAAGAATGAAGTGCGTAGTCCTGCGTATCATCCGCAAGCGTTACCTGGGTCGCCGCCACCGTCGTAGCGTCACGCAGAGCCAGTGTTTTTCGCGCAAAGCGAAACTCTGCGTCTTTTATATAAGAAATCAGTCGTTCGTCGGAAAATAACCGGTCATCTACACCGCCGGGTGTTAAATCACTTACATCACGGAGTAGATGCGTCCTTAATTCGTCGAGCTGATCTTCAAGGTTCATTAAGATACAAGCCGATACGGGAAGCGCATACGGTCCCGATAGCCAAGTACTTCACCATCCGAGTTAGTTATTGCATGTGATGTAATTGCATCATTCAACACGCTGATAATTTCTTCAGGTACTTCAACCCGTTTACCGGTTTGTACCATGTATGCCCTGCCATTACAGGATATAAACTGCCCGGTAGGTGGAATCAAGTCGCTATCTTCGAGAATAATTGCCACTCGTTTTTTAACATCCGGTTTTTTCGGTGCGGATCGCTTAACCGATTTCACCGCCTTTGCCGGTACAAAATCAGGGTCTTGTTCCAGATTGGATTCAAATCCTAAGTCAGTCATTTTCTGTCCTTATTACAGTTTTTTAGATGCGGCACAAACCAAAAACGTGCATTTGTGCCGCCTCGTTTTAGCCTTCTACCAGAAGCGCGAACGCCTTACTTGCCGCCATCGTAGTAGCGGTAAAAGTCACAGTCCTCAGTGTGGTATCCACGGTCACGCCGTCCGTTGTTTCCAGTGTGCGTGTACCTACCGCCACGGAATGCAGTGATTCCGCAGCCGCCATACCCTTGAACCACTCGTCAGAAATTCGGTCTGTCAGGTTATGCAGTACTACACGCTTCGGTTCAAAACCGTAGGAAAAAGTCAGTGCAGTCGCAGCTGCAGCGCTGGTTGTAAAGTACTCTTGAGTGCGGTGTAACACGCCCTCAGAATAATCGGTTGTTTGGGTATCAATCGGCATCTCTTAAACTCCTAAAATCTTAATTAAATCAACTGGTTAAGTTGGGCGGAA